GCTTCTTCCGCGTCTTTAGCCGCTTGTTGTTCAGGAGTTAAGAAAAACATACTCATTATCTATTCCTCCCTACGCCTTTGGTTTTCTCTACGGTACGCATAGCACCTAAGCCAAGCATACCCATAAGTACTGGCATCATGGTAGCCATATCTAGTACAGGGATTTCAATGGTAGAATTGGCAAGAGCAAGCGTAAAATTTGCCATCGGGATAAGAATGTACTGACTCGCAAGTCCAATACAACAAGTCCAACCAACAGCAGGTCTCCACCCCGACACAAATAAGCTCTTATGTGCCGCTTCTGTCTTATTAACTTCAAGTTGCGCTTTCGCAAGCTCCTGCGCGTGCTTTTCAGCCATTGTCGAAAGTTCAAAGGCGATGGCATTCTTCTTGTCTTTATCCTCTATGAATTTGTCAAGTAGTCCAGTTACTGGTCCGATTAGTTGCTGTAACATAGTTTACCTCTGTAAGGGACTTGAGTTAAGGTAGTCCATACCCTTCCACAAATCCTCGACTTCTTTAGTTAATGTCTTGAACTTTACTTCTGTATCGCCAATGTCGTTGATAATAATCTCTGCTGTAGCAACCGTAGCTTTCATGGCTTCTATATCGTTAGATAGCTTAGAAACATCTGTATTCAATTCTAAGAGCTTTTCTTGTTGACTTAGTAGTGTCTCAAGGCGTGTGCCTAAAGTCGCTAGATTCTCACGTATGGGGCTTATATCGGGTATCTGCTGTGCTTCCACTGCTTCCAGTCTGCTGTACAAACTAGAGGCTGTCCATACGCCACCGCCTATGGTGCTACCAATACCAAGTACAATAGCAATCCACACGCCTTTAAACGATGTGTCACCTATCTTGAGTTCTGTACTTTCTAAACTCATAGTTCAACACATCCTGTACCGTACATAAAGCATGAGTAGCCTAAATGAGTCGGTCCTGTTTGAAAGAACTCTGACTCGCTACCTGCGGCTAATACATCAGTCTCTGTTACGTATAAGTCTAAGCCCATATTGTCATTACCATTAAGGTATACAGCCGTTAGGTTACGTGTAGTGTTGTAACCCATAGACACCCACTGTGCGTTAGCATCATAGAATATATTAGTCTGTTCCGCTGTAGTGTTAGCATTCTCAATTCCTTGCTCTAGGAATGCAACAGCTTCCTCTGAGTTAGCTACGGCTATGTAGGCTGACGCGTTGTTAGCGTGAGTCTCAATGTCATCCGTTGACTGGTTAAACGCGTCAACGTCTTTTTGTTCAATCTGTAGGACTTCTACGTTGTCCACTACAAATGTTTGCACTTCAGCTTCTTGGTCAGGAGTACTAGCTTCTTCTACTTTCTCCGCTACCTGTATTGCTGTGGACATGTTTACAACAGCTTCAGTAAACGTATCAATAGCGTTGTCCATCAGTTCTAGCTCTTCTACAGCCTTGTTCTCTAATACAGCCTTAACGTCACCGTATGGCTGATAGTTAGTAGCAAAGTTAGTTAAGGCAGTGTTGTAGGCTTGTACCTGTGCTTCCTGTATGTGTGCTGTAGTGGACAAAGTGCCGTCAGATAAAGCGTCACCTTGATGTGCATACTCCATACCTGCGCCCACTAGGAGGATGCCAGTGTTAATCTGGTCAACTATAGCAGTGCTTGAGTCTAGTAGCGCGTCATATTCACTTGACTGGGCTACGGAACTTAGCACTAACAGAGATAATAGTATCTTCTTCATCTGTGTCCTCTCCTCCTATGTTTAATACGTTATTGTACCAATCTTTAGTTTTCTTACTGTAGTCTGGTATGTAAGTCTCTGGCTGACGTTTCATAACTAACATAGCACGTTTACCTACAACTAGCTTACCGTTGTTCAGTATGGGACAGGGCGTACCTGATACAAACATTGCCTTCCATACGTCAGTGCTTTGACACATACGGGCTACTGCACTTACCTTCATACCTAAATCAGCTAGTACCTTAGCGTCCCTACGTCTATTACATTCAGGGTCAACATCATAAGTACCGCTACTGAACCCTACGCCTACTGTCTGTAATGAACCACCTGTACCCTTAAGGCAAGTGTCCATACCATTACTCATGTAGCTAGGAGTAATTGCAGAACCTACTGGTATCTCGCTACTACTTCCTGCTCCGTTATAGGTATTACTAGTTGACGTATCTGTAGTTTCATTGTTGCTGTTGGTAGTCGAGTTAGAACCGTGGTACGTATTTAAACTACCTTCCTGAGCGTTCTCTGCCAACGTAACCCATGAGAACATCATTAGTAAACAAAAGAACTGTCTCACTTCTTATGTACAATCTTCTGTACTGTCTCTGATTCATAGATACGAATACCTAACCAGATAATAGTAAAGACACTAGCAACAGGGGGCAACCAAGCCGCTAGTGACATCACTCCTGTGGATGCCGCCAGTACGTCTACAGCTTCTTTTGCTTCGTTAGTCATGGTCATTTCCCTATATCGCGGCTATAATAAACGCTAGTAAGTTTTCATAACAAACAGCATACGTTGTTTCTTCGACTCCACTTTCGTCTGTAGGTGTTACAGTTTCCAACACTTGATAACTGTCTGCGTTAAGACCTTCTGCTTCAAATGCCGCCTTTAAGTCCTGTGCCATAATACCAAAGTGTATGTTCGCATCATCGCCCTCTGCTTCTACAGTATCAATATATCTGAATGCTTTTAAAAAGCCCTTAGCCGCCACAGCTACTCTAGCTTCTGCGTCAGTTAAGTCTCTTATGTCTTGTTTCTTGTTTCTGTCAGATGCTGAATAAGTAGAACCTGAGCGATATACGTTTCTAAACCTACTGCCATAATACCCTAAATCAATAACGGCATCTCTATCTGCGCCTAATTTCTGACAAGGAACAATGTAATTTGTAGATGAATAGTTAAAAAATCTTAAGCCTACATAGCCACAAGTTATATAAAAACTTCTTGTTACCCCGCTAGGCTTTAAACCCATGTTAACCAAGTCTGTGTCTGTGCTGTCTCCAAAGTTCAACATATCGCCATGATTGCTTGAAGTTGCACCTACCTTTAACCTAAGAAAAGGCACTGTATCGCTTGTTTTTACGCGTGTCATTTCGTCTGTATTGTTTGAAGAATTGAAACCAACTCCAGTAGGATTTCCGCTTGAGTCACCTACAAATATTTTACGGTCAGCAATGTTTACAGCAAGTTCCCCTTGAGCAAGACTGCCATTAGCGGGAACTGATGAGGCTGTTGTGCTATTTTTAGTTTTAATTGTGGTTGTCATTTATATCACCAATTATACTTTAGTTAAAGAAGCAGACTCTAATGCTTCCTCTATTGAATCATAGTATCCGCTATGAAAAACAAATCCTTCTTCTTTTAAAGTTTTTACATCTGAATTTAAAAGATTAAAAGATGTAGACCAATACGTGTCAGTACCGTCTGTAGCTTCGACAGGAAAATAATCATCAAGGTGCAAGCCTATGTATTTAGCATTGTCTCTTTCTTCGTTTAAGCAAGAGGTAGCATTTGTTTTGTCATTTACTATTATATATTCCATACTATACTCCCACTTTGCCATCAACAATGATAGACATTTGTGATTCTTCTGTTGCAGTTAGAAGTCTCTCAACAAGAACTAATTGATATAAGCCGCCTTTAAAGAAATTAGCAGGTGTGCTTGATATATCACTAGCGGCTATTTGTATGTCAGGAAGCTGTTGCCAAAAATCACCACTACCTAAATCACTAGTAGTACTATCTGAATGTCCTTGCGACCCTAAAGAAATAGTATTTGAATCCGCGCTAATATCAACCCCTGTAAACACGCTTGCTTTTATAGGAAACGAAAGAGCACCGCCCACATCTGAAGTAACTGTGGTTGTGGTGGAAGACCCTCCTGCAAAATGTTTAAACTCGTTACTGTCTATGTATAAACGACTATTTGAGTTAATATCATTATTACCATTTTTTGTTAGGTCAACAATACTTCTTTCCGTTGAACCATAATCAACAGCAACTCCCGCGATTAAACTAACTGAATCAACAAAATTACCATACGCATAGTCACCTGCTGAAGTGTCTAGTATACCATATGCTTCAAACGTGTCTTCACCTTCAAAAGTCAAACAAAACACAGAATCTTCATTTGGTTGTGTTACATTATAGTTGTTTGTGGTTGTTTGGAAGGTTGTCCGAGAAGAGCCTACTTCAAACTGAGGTGCTGATAATAAAAATTCTGAAGTTTCTCCATTAAAAGAAGTATAAGAACCAGAAGAGTCTAAACCTAAGAAAGCAATATTATCATTACCCATGTTTGATACTGTTGTTTTTAACAAGTACCAACCGTTTCCTGCATCTGCGACACTGCTTGAAGAATGATTAGCCGTTGTTCCTACTAAAGTAAATGTTCCTGCTGAAACATCAAAAAGTACTTGAAGTTGACCAACTAAGAACATTAAATCTGTTACAGGCTGTGTACCGTTGCCTGTGGGTTTAAAGTAAACACTTAGAGTGTGGTTTTCGTTATTGTCTGTAGGCAGTACGTTATTAGCTTTCCAAGAAATAAAACCACCATTGTTGGAAGAAGTCTTAAAAATTTTAAAACTATCTGCTCCTGTTTCAGGAGAAGCTGTACTATCGGTAGTAGCGCTGTTTTGCGCGGCAAAGTTGCTCCACCCTCTTCCTCCTTCATCGCTAGACGGCGGCTGTGTCAGCGTATTGCTGTCTGGAAGTCTATTACGAAAACCTGATGTAGGATGTTTAGTGTATCTGGGATATGTTCCACCTGCTGACGAAAAAACTAAATTATTACCGTTGCCTGATTTGTCATTAATACGTTTTACTAGTTGTGAGGGCGCAGTGACTGCTGTAGTGCCTCCCGTATCGGTAAACAATACTGAAGTGTCTGATATATCGTACCAGAAACCGTTTTCGCCCGAACTGAATAAATTTAATATAGTAGGAACACCAGAGCCTCCCGAACCAGAGGTGTTTAGAGTTCCTAATTTGTTTATACCTAAGCCGTACATGGCTTACACCATTTCAGTGATGTATGCAGTACCGCCTGTACTTGCCGCTCTAAAAGAAATAGTATCGCCTGAATATACGTGTACATATTCAATGGCGTTCTGTGGTAAAAATACTGTAGAGGAACTAGCCGTTCCGTTGATTTCATAGTACACAGCTTCTGTAGCTACGATACGTGCTACTCTAGCACTAGAAGATAAAGCGGAAGACGCTGTAGATGCGCCTGTAGTTGCGGATACTGTAGTTGTTGTTTCAGGACGTAGTACTTGAATTGGTTTTGCGTTTGCATCTACTGTTAATTTAGACATAATATTTTCCTATGTTAGGTATAGAAAGGCGTATAGCCCGTAAAAGATAAAAAAGGGGACTCCCGAAGGAATCCCCGTGTAACATTACGCATTAACCATTAGGTTAAACGCGGCATCGTCACGAAGTACAGCAGTGCCGTACAGAGTATCAGCAGTGTAAAGAGAACCTAAGTACTCTTGCTTATACTGAGTCTGTGAACGAACACCTTGTTGCTCTGCAAGAACCATAGCGTCCTTGTGGAATAACATAGCTTGTTTAATAGACCCGCCTTCATCAGAACTGCCCGCTGTGTTTGCAGTTGCAGTTTCAACTTCAGTACAGTTAGAAGAAACAAAGATGTCAATACCGTACAAGTTGCCGATTTGACCATTGTTTACAACTTTACCATCTACGAAGTCACTAGAAGCGTAACGGTCGATACCCATGATAGCGTTACGAATTGATGGTGGTACTACTAGACAACGATTGTCCATAGGTACGTCAGCATCATCCATTTTTTGAATCAAAGCACGGAAACCTTCATCGGTAAATACGTCAGTAGGCAGAACGGTGTCCACGTCATACGCACTTAAACCAGTAGTTGCGTCAATGTAGTAAGAACCAGCACCAACGTAAGTGTTAGAGGCACCACCGAACTTCTTACCTAGAGCAAACAAGTCAGTGTCCACTTGTTTAGCTAGAGCGTAACCCGCATCACCAGTGTAGAACTGACGAAGTGAAGATAACGCTTGTGCTTCAGTAATATCTTCGATTAGACGTGAGTACTCGAAGTGCTTGTCTAGTGTGATTGTTACTTCTTCTTCAGTAGCCGCTTGTAAAGTTACTTGAGTGCTTGCCGCTTTAGCAGTAGCAGTGCCACGAGTAGGTGCAGGAATGTGAATAGTATCACCTTTCTTGCCCGCCATAGACATTTTTTTAACTAGCGGTGCTAGTACTAGATTAGATTGATATGCCGCAACAACCTCGTCACTCCAGATTTCTGGGATAAAAGTTTGTGCAGTTCCGTCAGCTACGCCTGAGCCTGTTACATGATTTGTTCCTAAACCCATTTTAATTTCTCCAAAATAATAATATTAGTTTCGTACCCTCCCGTCTTTATACGCTTGCATAATCTCATCTGATAGTGCTTGGTATCTGTCTGGGTCAGTACGCATTAGTTTAATAATGTCTGCGCGTCTGTAGACCTTCTTGGCTCTCTGTTCACCACTACCACGGGCATTGCCTGTAGATGCAGATTTAACAGATTGCTTTCGTTGTTGTTTCTCGTTGGCGGCAGTTTGAGTGACAACCTGTTGACGTTCTTTCCATAGGGAAAATAGTTCGTCAGCGGCATCTACGTCATACTGTTGGTCTGCCTGTGCAAAGAGCCGTGTCCTAATCTTCGAAGCCTTAATCCAATCAGCGAACTTAGCGTCCTGCAAGATTCCCTTCATCTCAGGGTGTTTGGTTTGCAGTGTAGCCATAGCCGTTGATTGTCGGTATTGGTTGCTGATGTTCTCAGCTTCCTTAATCTTCGGGTGATTATTAATTGCTCTTTCGACTGCCTTGTCGGGGTCAGAGAAAAAATCTACTTCTTCGTCAGCATTTGTTGCTTGTGTTTCAGTGTCGGTGAGTTGTGTCTGAATGTAGTCATCAACAACTTTGCGTAAGTCACCCACTTCAGAACTTTGTTTACCTAAGAGTTTTTCAGCCTCTTGGTGCATCCTTACTATCTCGGCTGTGCTCTTTCCTTGATACTTCTCAGGTACGTCTGACTCAGGTTCTTCAAGAGTTGCCCCAACTTGAGGTTCTTGTTCTAGCGTTGTGTCAATGTCGTTCTCTTCTACGTCTTCTGGACGCTCATCTATTAGTCGTGCCATTATTAAACTCCGTGATTTATATCATTATGGAGGTGTATTAAATGTAAGGGTTCTATGGTCAAGAGTTGACCTTACGTTATAGTGTTACGCCTTGTTTTCGTTCGTGCTTTACTTGTGACTCTCTTTGTTTAGACCATCTACGGACTTCCTTCCAAGAGTTCTTTTCACGGTTAACTTTTACAGGTGTAACAATTTTTCTAGCCATTAGTTCACAATCAGGACAATCAACTTCTTCTACGTCCGAGGCTCTAAGAAACTCGTTGACGTGTCCGTTGTCACATTGGAAGTCATACATTCGTCTCATGACTCTATCTCTTGCTCTTCTTGTTGTTCTTTGGCTGATTCTATCTGTGCTTCTAAATTTAGTATATTAGCCATGACTACAAGTTGCCCCTTACGAAAGTTAAGGTCTTTGTCGTCTTTACAGGCTTCTACGGAGTTGACCTGCTCTGCACTTCCTTTGATGTCTTCTAATAAGTTCTTCCAACCATCTGTACGGAACATCTCTTCAAAGGAACGATAGTACTTCTCAAGTTCTACATCAGTCATCTACTGTTTCTCCTTAATGGACAGCATTAATTAATAATTTAAATAACATACTTAATGTATATTATAGTAATATTATACCATAGTTTACTAAGAAAGTCAAGCTATTTATTAGGTTTTTTCTTAGGTTTCTTCTTTGGTGGTCTTCCAACCGTACTTCCGTATGTTCCTGTACCTCTAGGCATAGTTATCTCCTCGTTACCATTTAACTTTATCAGCCCAGTATGCGGCTGACATCTTACCTTTAGCTATGTTCTTACTGTGTCTAGCCTTAAAGGATTTTCGTTTAGCTTTCATCTTGGCGGATTCACCTGACTTAGGTTTGCCCGCTGTACTTGCACCCTGCTCACCGAAGCGTATGGTCTTAATCTTGTCACCTTCTTTAGCTACCACTACATGAGACTTCTTAGGGTGGCTAGGTGTACGCTTCGGTTTGTTAAAACCAGAGACTCCTGCTCTAGCTAGTCTTGGGTCTTTTTTTACTGGCATTAGATTTCTCCTTGCGGGATTCCTTGAGGACGCGGAGGTCTGCTTCCAATGCCGCTAACTTCTGGTCTTGGCTCTGGAATGCCTTGTTCACCTGCTCCAATGCCTCGTTGAATTGACGAGTTGTTATCATTTGCTTTTCCTTGTTGGGTTTCTTTAACAGCTACTTCACGTTCCTTTAGTAACTGCTCTGATATTTTAAGACGCTTCTGGAACTCTTTGTCGTCCGCATCGCCTGACTTAAGGTTAGCTGTAACAGCCTTGATACGGTCAATCTCAAGTTCCTGTGGTACAACACTAGCCTCTGCCGCAAGTTTCTGCGCTCTAGCCTGTGACTCTGTAGCCTGACCTTGTAGTGCCGCCGTCTGTGACTTCTGGAACTCCATCTGTGCTTGTTGCATAGCTTGTTGTGCTTGCTGTGCTTCTGGGTTAGGCTGATTAGCTTGTTGCAACGAAGAGATAAGTTCTTCACGGTTAGACAAGTTCATGTTATCAATGATTGACATAATCAACTGTGAGTACATTGGGTTGTCTTGTTGCATAGTCTGTAGTAACTGTACAAGCTGTGTAACCTCATACTCACGAGCAATGATACCTAGACTGCTAGAAGTATGGAACTTGTAGTCCGCTACAGGATAACGCTCAGGGTT